ATGATAAAAACTATGTCCTTACAATCACTTCAAAAATCTTATGATGAATATGTTTTAAGATTTAATTCATTTCCTGATCTTATTTTTGTAGGTAACAACGTTTATAGAGATCTCTATGATGAATTTAAAAAAAATACGAATTGGAAAGTAGTATTTGAATCAAGATATAAAATTGACTCGATAATCGGATGTAAGTTAGTTATTGTCCCAAGTCATCACTATGATTACCGCTTTGATTTTTTTGAATTTGGTGATCTTGAAGAATGCAAAAATATGATTTTCGCTGAAGACTTTAGAAGATCTTCAGACTATCTGTCCATCATGAAAAATTTGCCCTCAATATATGATTGCAAGCCTTGGGGGGCATCACCTCCGACGAAGTCTGATTTTGATTATTGCTTAAATATTCCATTCGCAGCTATTGAACAATTTAAGTTGGAAAATTTAACTAAGAATGAAATCGAAGAAAGAAAGAGTACTTACAAGATCAGAAAAGGGATTTATGAACCCGAATCTCGGTTTTAGTATTTTTGCAGTGAAATGCAGTATTGAAAATTTAGCCTAAGCCTTGAAAGAACCTAATAACAAGGCAGCATACAAAGTATTTTTTATTGGCTGGGTGATGTAGTAAATCTGACCTATTTAGAGCGGGCAGGCGCGGTGGGGCAACTGCGCGGCTAGGGTAGCGGATGGTAAAGATGAGATTTATTCTCATTTGTGTATTGGTTGAAAATATTTATTAAAAAAGCCTGCAATTGCAGGCTTTTATTATTCCAGTCACTAAGGTTTTTGTATTAATCCATACTCTTTGAACTTGATTACTTCATATCCCGCCCACTCATTAAACTGGAGTAGACGAGATTGCAAAGGAATAATTTCATTGTAATAGAAAACTTCTGTTGCTGATTTAATATCGCCAAATCCACCAGCATTGTTTGGAACAATCCCCATCAATTGGGGAGGGATTCGAAGTGCAGCAAGAGTATCATCGCGAGTGATTGATTTAATATTAGTGAAATCATCTTTAGCTGCAATTTCAGAGGTGGGGATGACTTGGATACCATCCTTTTTCCCATTGGGACTGTAATAGAAAAGATTACGGAAGTTCCCTGGTCCTTTACTTTCTTTTAAAGCTGTACGTAAAGCCGTAATGTCATTCGGATCTGAAGCTGGGTCATTAACATATAAAATGAAGCCAGCATGAGAGCCATTGTTATAATATTTTCGGCGGAAAAGTGTTGCCGACTCATTGAGCCAAGCACTTTGTAAAGCTGAAATATACTCAGGTGTTCCATAGATCTCTTGGTCAATATCCGTTTCACGAATATGGCAAATTCGGTCTAAAGGAAACTCATATTCTTCATAGCCTTTATGACTATTGTTAAGATAAAAGAACTGACCTGAATGCTCTCCAGCTCGAGTGTATTTGGCTAAAGCTGGTTTATATTCCATAGTACTTTTTAGCCGTGATTTCACATCTTCAACATAAGTATTTCCACACCAAATAAAATCTAAAGCCAATTGTTCAAATGATTTTCTGCTCATCAATGGATGGGGAATAAATAAGTTGGCCAAGAAATTACGTTTGAAGATAATGCCACTACTTAAATATGGAGTAGCCTTATAGCTTTTAGATAAACCTGTAAGGCTAACTTGAGGTTCATACCAACGGCCATTGAACCAGCATTCCATATAGTTTGATAAGTCATGACCATCAAGAACCGGTACAGCATCCCCAAAAGAAAAACTCTCAGCTTTAGATATCTGGTTTGTTTGCTGAATAGGTTGTGGCAAATAGCTTAAAGCATTAGTAACAATACTTTTTGCTGCTGAAAAAGGGTTCATGAGTAAATCTCCAACATCGATGTGTTTGTCTCTGTGATTCCAGCTAAAGGTTCGTTATAAATTGCATGCATGAGTGCCCATGCTAGATCTGCATGGCCAACATCGTCTGAACGTCCAGCTGTGAAAGTGATTTGTTTTTGACTAGCAGTTATTGTTTTTTTAATGCTCATCAAAGATTGGGCTAAATCTGTATGTCCAGAATCAAACTCAAGTCGTCCATTTCGTATGACGTCTAAGGTTTTATAGACTAGATTTGATTTGACTTCTGGAGAGTAATTGAAAGTTTTTACGGCAGGGAAGAAATTAGCAACAAGTTCGGCCACGCCATAACCCATTCCTGTTGTATCAATTCCAATATAAGTGACGTTATATCTAAGTGTAATTTGACGTATATGCTCTGCTTGTTGAGCAAAGTCATCACCTTTGAATTGATGACGTTCTAAAACACGGAATTTCCCTCCAGCTACAGCTGGTGGTGCTAGAACAACTAATCCAGCATTGTCACCAGTTCGAGCAGGGTCGTAACCAATCCATACAGGCTTATTGGCAAAAGGGCGATTATGGAAGGGCTTATAGTCTTGCCATATTTCCCAAGAGTCGACCATACAAGTTTGAAGCATATTGAGTGGGAATATCGACTGACCATCGTCGATAAATTCACACATGAATAGGTTTGCAAAGTCTTCAGGTGAATATTCAAATTTTAACCGTTCAATATTGAATAAATTACATCCACCTGCTTTTGCATCCTCAACTGTGACAATCTGCCGCCACATGAGATCTTCACAAACACGACCATCTTTTAATGCCTCATGTGAAATATCTATATTTAATCTTTGGTCCTTCGGCTTCCCTTTATTAAATCGGGTACCTGACCAAAAAGGATATGCTTCATGAGTTATAGATGAAGGAGTCGAAAAATAGGTTTTTCGCCAAATATCATGCGTTGCCATTGCTGAAGCAACTTTTTCGAGTTCTTGGAAACCATGGGTCCAAAAGATTTCATCAAAATATAAGTTTCCGTGGTGGCCTTGAGCAGTACGATAATTCGTACCAAGAAAACGGAGTTCGGCACCGTTGGAAAGAACAATAGGATCGCCTGTAAGCTCTACACCGCAAATTTCTTCGGCGTAAGTTTTAATGTAGTGCTTGAAAATATGTGCTTGAGCTTTGGAGGCAGATAAGAAAATTTGATTACGTCCTGTTTTTAACGCATCAATCAAAGCTTCAAATGCAAAGTAATAAGTTGCACCAATCTGACGACTTTTTAAAATCATTCGAGAACGCTGATCCATTGCTCGATACCAAGTCCATTGGTATTCAAATAAGCGTTCTTCAAATGCGAGAACCATCTCTTCAATTTGTTCTTCGGTGAAATGGTTTGGTACTTTTTTTCGGGGTGCTATATTTCGTTTTCTTATTTCGGGATTTAGATCTGCTTCACTTCCACCAAGACGATATTTTTCTATCCGGGCAAATTCTTTATATGCCCGCATCAACATATCGATTTCTTTGATGTCACCCGATGTTTTTTTATTTTTTAAAATTAAGGTCATTAACCGCACTGTTAATGCGCTTTCTACTCGATTTTCGGGTTTCTCTTTTTCCCACTCATCTCTTGTTTTCCAAGCTTGAATAGTGCGTTCTTTTTCTTCTAATACTTCTGCAATATCGACAATTTTCCACCCAAGCCAATACAAAAACTTGGCTTTAAGTTTGTTGTCCATGATCAGTTGAAGATTAGCGATAGGGGAGAGGTCGTTCATTACCAGTATTTACTTATTATCAATAAGCGAACATTGGCAGTTGAGGGCTTAATTATCAGTTTGTTGCAGTTGTAGATAGCCGTATTACAACACCATAGCGTTGCTTGGATTGGACATCATTGCCCATTCTGCACCTATTCAAAAACGTGATTTTTATCCGTCCATTTTCATGAATAGGTTTGCAGATGAGCAAAGAAGATAAGAAATACAAATCGAAGTGGTTTCGTATTGCCGTAGCGGGTGATACCACTGACGGTCGTGAAATCGAAGCCAATTGGATTATTCAAATGGCTCAAAACTACAATCCAGAAACTTATGGTGCTCGTATTAATGTTGAGCATTTACGTAGTGTTTATCCTGGTGGAGCTTTCGGTGCATATGGGGATGTCCTTGCCTTAAAAACTGAAAAAGTCACCATTAATGGTGAAGAGAAAGACGCACTCTTTGCCCAGATCGAACCTACTCAATCTTTAATTGAGTTAAATAAACAAAAGCAAAAGGTATATACCTCAATTGAAGTTGATCCCAATTTTGCTAATAAAGGTTCAGCTTATTTAATAGGTCTTGCTGTTACTGATTCACCAGCTTCACTTGGTACCGAAATGTTGAAATTTGCAGCCGGTGCAAAAGAAAATCCATTAAATAACAAAAAACAACGCCCTGAAAATTTATTTACGGCTGCAGCTGAAGCAACGCTTGAATTTGAAGAGGTCAAAGAGCCTCAATCCTATTCCGCAGGTCTGCTAGATTCAGTAAAAAAATTATTCACAAAACAAAAAAAAGCAGAAGAAAAAACTGCGGAATCTTTTTCCGAGCAAGAGCAAGCAATTATTGAAATTGCGACTGAAACCTCTAAACAGGGCCAGGCCGTAACTGAGCTTGAAGAAAAGTATACAAATCTCAGCAATGAACATTCTCAACTCCAGAAGGATTTCAACGAATTGAAATCCAAATTGGGTGGAGAAGAAGAACATGAGCCTCGTCCTAAGTCCGGCAATTCAAACTTTACTGAAATTGTTGACTGTTAATTCATTACTAAAATAAAGAGTAAAAAACATGCGTTTAAATACACGAAAAAAATATACAGCTGCAATGACTCAACTTGCTGCAATCAATGGCGTTACAACAGTTACTGAAAAGTTTGCGGTGGATCCCTCTGTTCAGCAAAAACTTGAAGAAAAGATTCAACTTTCTTCTGAGTTCCTAACTCGAATTAATATTTTCTTAGTTGATGAACAAGCTGGCTCCGCTGTTGGTCTTGGTATTTCGCGTCCGATTGCATCTCGTACAAATACTGATACCACTGATCGTCAGGCTAAAGACCCTACATCAATGGATGAACGTGGTTACTTCTGCCGTAAAACAGATTTTGATACTGCAATCAAATATCAAAAACTTGATCAATGGGCAAAGTTTAAAGACTTTTATGCTCGCTTTAGTGGTCAGATCCAAAAACGTCAGGCTCTTGACCGTATCATGATTGGCTTTAATGGCGTTACGGCAGCGGCAACAACCGATATTGTGGCTAACCCTAAATTACAAGATGTAAATAAAGGTTGGTTACAGAAGATGCGTGAAGAAAACGAAGCGCGTGTAATGTCTTCAGGTGCAACAGCTGGAAAAATTACAATTGGTGCCACAGGCGATTATAAAAATGTTGATGCCTTGGTCATGGATCTTGTAAATGAAATGATTGATGAAGTGCATCAGGATAATCCAGACCTAGTTGTATTATGTAACCGTAAGACCGTTGCTGATAAATATTTCCCGCTGGTTAATAAAGACCAGGAAAACACTGAAAAGTTGGCGGCAGATATTATCATCAGCCAAAAAAGAATGGGTAATTTACCAGTTTATGCTGTTCCGTTCTTTCCTGAAGATGCCATTTTAGTCACTACCTTCGATAACCTATCAATTTATGTTCAAGAAGGTGCCCGTCGTCGTACTATCATCGACAATCCAAAACGTGATCAGATTGAAAACTATGAATCTTCTAATGAAGATTATTACATCGAAGATCTCGGTTTGGCTGCGATGGCTGAAAAAATCGAAATGGTATAAGCCTATGTCATTAGCACGCCAACATTTTCAAAAACATAGTGCTAAAGCAGCAGCCGAATCGGCTGCTGAATTTGGCACGATGAAAGATGCTACGGCATACGAGTTACAGTTAATGCAACTCAACAATGACCGTGCACGCTTAAAACAGATTCAGTCCACGGAAAATAAGGTCAAACTGAAAGCTACCTTATTACCAATCTATGCACCTTATCTCGAAGGTATTCTGGAAGCGCAAACAGGTGTTCAAGATGAAATTGTTACCGAAATGATGATCTGGAATATTGATGTCGGTAACTTTAATCAGGCCTTATTACTTGCTGAATATGTTTTACGACATGGTTTAGCTTTACCTGATCGTTTTGAACGTACACCTGCTTGTGTCATCACTGAAGAGATCGCTTCAGAATTTCTCAAGAAATTAAAAACGAATGCATATATTGATATTGAAGTTCTGAAACGACTTGAATCACTAATGATCAATTCAGAATTACCACCAGAAACAGTTGATATGCCAGATCAGGTCAAAGCTAAGTTGTATTTGGCTCTTGGTAAAGCTGAACTTCGTTTAATAACCGATAAAGACAAACCAGATCTGGTCCACACTCAAGCAGCTGCAGAATATCTACAAAAAGCTGTTGATCTAGATGAAAAATGTGGTGGGAAAGGAGATTTAAATCTCGTACAGAAGCTTATTGATAAATTTGCCCCAGTAACCACTGACAATTCTAAAGAAACAAATACGGGTGATGCTGCTGCATCATCTTAACAAGTGCCCACGCACCGCATGGGCGAACAATTGTGATGTCATTACAGTGTGATATCTACATAGCAATTGTTCCCACCCATGCACTAAATCAAGAAATACAGCAGGGGATAACATGGGATTTGTTGCAAATGGCAATAACACACCAAGTCAGATCGAGATCAAAAGTGACCCGTTTTATCCGTCTGTTGCTTTGGATCGTATTCGTGAAATCGTCCGCATTGACGGAGCCGTCACCAATGAGCGACTTAAACAAACAATCATTGAAGAAGTCATCGACATCAATAGATTGTTAATCCGCTTAAAAGACCAGGCCTCTAAACTTTCAGATTTATCAAAATTACAAGTTAATGATCTTCCTGAAACTGACTTTTTGTATTTGTCTGCAATCGCAAATGGTGTGGCAGCGAAGGTAAATGAAAACTACCGAAATTATGACAGTTCTGACTCAGGTGTAAAAAAAGCAAAAGAAGCCGAATGTACCGTTGATGATTACAGACGAAATAAACAATGGGCTATTCAGCAGCTTTTGGGTGAAAACCATACGGTTGTGGAACTGATATGAAGACCATAATTGCTATACAAAACGATACGGTCGATTCCATTTGTTGGCGTGAATACGGACGAAGTTCAGGTGTAGTTGAAATGGTTTTGGAAGCTAATCCACAGCTTGCAGAATTTGGTGTGTTTATACCTATGGGCACACAAATCATTCTGCCAGATATTGAAACACCGCAACTTACTAAACAAACCATCCAGCTATGGGACTAAAAAACAAATGGCAGAACCAACTACAACAACAGCAACAATTGCAACTTTGAGCACAATGTCTTTACTCCCTTTTATCAATGGAAATGCTTTGCTCGGGGCCGTATTGGGTGCAGCTTTTATTGCAACTTTTGAAAAAGACTTAAATCCCTTTCAACGGATCCGCAATATGTTGCTTGCAACAGGTATTGGCTATATCAGTGCACCACTTATTACTGAACATACTTTTTTAAAAGCTGATGCAGTTGCAGCTTTAATTACCTCAACACTTTGCCTGTTCATTTTAATTAAAGTGGTCGACTGGGTTAAAACGGCAAAACTATCCGATATTTTGAACATCTTTCGAGGTGGCAAGTCATGATCGAATTAATTTTTCAAACAATTGCAGTGTTAGCCTATCTCATTTGTGGCTTCCGTATTGTTAGTTTCAGCCACGGTGGAAATTTCCATCGTGGCTACTCAATCCTTGCTGCAGTTCTTATCGCAGCATTTTTTGGCCAGTCTATTCATATATTGTTTTTTAAAGATCCAGTAACTCTATTTGATGCAGTATTTGCTGTTGTGTTGGCCTTTCTAATTTTAAGAACTAAAGGAAATGTGGCAAAACTGATTTGGAGTACATCATGATTATAAAATTTGGTGCTCGAGGCGAAGCTGTAATTGAAATCCAAAAAAAACTTAAAGAACTCGGATTTAAGGGTAAAAACGGCAAAGTTATTAGTACAGATGGAATCTTTGGTGAAAGTACTGAATATGCTGTGATTCAGTTTCAAAAAACTAAGGGGTTGCTTGTCGATGGAAAAGTTGGTGATAAAACTCGGGATGCCCTTAATGGATCTGATATTAGTAAATTCTTAAAAGATTCAGATTATGTTACTGCGGCAAAACGCCTCAAGGTTTCAGAACTTGCTATTAGAGTATTTGGAGCAACTGAAGGACGTGGATTGGGTTTCCTAAAAAACGGCAAAGCAAAGATTCTTTTTGAGCGGCATCGTATGTATTTCTATCTTGCTCAATTCAAAGGCAAAGCATTTGCCAATGCTCAGATGAAAGCCAGCCCGAGTATTGTTAATACAGTAAGTGGTGGCTATAAAGGCAATGAAGCTGAATATACACGCTTAAGATTAGCTCAAAATATTCATCCTGAATCTGCATTGATGTCCTGCAGTTGGGGACAGTTCCAGATAATGGGCGAAAATTGGAAAGAGTTAGGCTATCAATCTGTATTTGATTTTGTTGAACAGATGCAAACGAGTGAATCTTTGCAATTAGAAGCTTTTATCCGTTTTATTGAATGGAAAACTGGAACAGTTAATGAAAAGAAAGTTTCATTATTGGATGCTTTGCGAGCTGAAGATTGGCCTACAGTATTTTCTTTATACAACGGACCCAATTATAAAAAACTAGGATATCAAGCAAAATTTCAGAGGGAGTGGGATCATCTTGAGCCGATTTATGGAGGCAAAAAAGTAGCATGAAAAAGCCTGAAAGTCTCCGTACGCACATGCTCAACGCTGTAATGGAATTACAGCGTGATCCTGAGCGAATGCTCATCTTTACTGACAAAGGGAATATTCGTTGTGCGTTGGCAAATGGTCTTTCTTTTGAATACGTATATGACCTTACTTTTATCCTAACCGAGTACGCAGGTGAACTTGATGCAATTATGATTCCATTACTGGATTGGGTGCGGAGTAATCAGAATGAACTGCTGGCTAATTTAGATAAAAGTAAAGAGACTTTTAAGTTTGAAACGGTTTTACTTGATAACCATACTGTCGATTTTTCTTTGACTCTGCCGTTAACCGAGCGAGTGATTGTTAAGCGCCAACCCGATGGATCTATGGATGTAAGTTTTCCAGATGAACCTCAATATGAAACAGCAACTAAAGCTCAACCTTTTAAACTTTTTGATAATAAAACTGGTGAACTATTGGCAGAGTGGATGTCAGCTGAACCTGAAAATCAATATTTTGGTCCTTAACTATGGCTGATTTACAAGCATTATCAGAGCACCTTGGCCATTTGCTAATACAATTAAGCGATGCAGAAATGCGTAAGCTGGAAATGAGCATAGCTCGTAAACTTCGTACTTCGCAGAAAAAAAGGATTACGCAGCAACAGAATGCGGATGGATCCCGCTATATACCTCGTAAAGATCGTCTACGAAACAAAAAGTATAAGATCAAGAATAAGATGTTTAATGCCATAAAAAATGCCAAATATATGAGAATTGAACGAACGCCAGTCGGTATTACAATTGGATTTACTGGAAGAGTAGCGTTCATTGCCCAGGTGCACCAATACGGTTTAAAAGATAAAGTTGATAAAGATGGGCCAACAGTAAAATATGACAGTCGTGAGCTGCTTGGATTCACCCCAGAAGAACTAAAAATGATTGAAGATAACATCGTAAGTCATCTATCCAAATAAGTTGTAAATAGCCGTATTACAACGGAATCAAATAGCCTTTAAAAAATGTCTGCAACACGATTGCAGGCATGAGTGCAGAAATCTTTCGTCGTCTTGAAAACCTAATACGTTTAGGAAAAATTAAGACCATAAATCCGTCTAAACCTTTCTCAACAGTTACCGTCGAAATAGGCGAGATTACAACTGCAGAGATCCGTTTTTTAAATTTACGTGCTGGTAACGATAAGTCTTGGGATCCACCAAGTATTGGAGAGGAAGTGATTGTCTTGAGTCCATGCGGTGTCCTTGAAATGGGAATCGCAATTGCAGGCTTAAACAACGAGTTAAATCCAGCTTTTTCTGATGATTTAAACAAGAATATTCGTGTATTTGCTGATGGATGTGTCATCGCTTATGACATTGCTACTCATCATTTGTCTGCAATTCTTCCACCTTCTGGAACAGTTGAGTTAACAGCTAATGGGGGAGTGACTGTAAATGCTAATGGAGGAGTAACTGTAAATGCCAATGACGGTCTTACGATCAATGCTATATCAGGCGGTACAACCCACAACGGCAATCTATTTATAAACGGCAGTTCTGTTACGACAGGAAACAATACTGTTGGAGGAAGTCAACTTGTACAAGGAAGCAGTCATTCAAAAGGCGATTTCAGTACTGATGGGGATGTAAAAGCTGGATCTATTTCACAGCGACATCATAAACATCCTGGTGATAGCGGTGGTACCACAGGAGAGCCACAATGATTAATAAAAATAACGGCCAAACCTTAGAAACTGAGGAACAGTCAATTCAGCAGTCCATAGACGATATTGTTAGCACACCGATAGGTTCAAGAATTATGCGTCGTGAATATGGATCTTTAATTCCAGATTTAATAGATCAACCAGTTAATGAAGTTTTGATTTTAAAGTGCTACAGCGCCATTTATACAGCGATTTTACGTTGGGAAGATCGTATTAATGTCAGCCAAATTCTGAATACTCAAGTAAAAGAAAATGGACTTATTTTTGATCTTGAAGGTACTTCCACAGTAACTGGTCAAAACATGAATCTACGTATTCCCTTGAAAATGGGAGCGAGTTCATGAGTGTTGATTTTAACTTGTTACCTAAACCAAATTTTGTTGATGAAGTTGATTATGAGCAAATATTAGCTGAGCGAAAAGAATACCTTATTTCACTTTTCCCAGAAGAGGAACAAGCTGCAGTACGTATTCAACTAAGTCGGGAATCAGACCCATTGCATAAATATCTGCAAGAAAATGCTTACCGAGAAATGATTCTGCGTAATAGAACTAATCAAAAAGCACTTGCTACGCTTTTAGCTTTTGCGAAAGGTTCAGATCTGGACGTATGGGGGGCAAATTTTGATGTATCTCGGTTAATCATTTCACCTGCTAACAATGCTGTTGTTCCACCGACACCAGCAGTTTATGAAGGTGATGAAGACTTTCGTTATCGTATTCAAAAGAAACTAGATGCATTAAGTACTGCTGGCCCAGAATCATCTTATGAATACCACACGTTAAGTGCCGATGGGCGAGTGGCCGATGTGAAGTGTAGTTCACCAGCTCCAGCACATGCACTTTTGACAATTCTTCAACGTGATACAGAAAATAATGCATCAACAGAAGAACTTAATAACATTGTCAAAAACTATGTTTCTGCAGAAAAGAAACGCCCAACGGGTGATCGTGTCATTGTTCAGTCAGCAGAAATCATTAACTATGAAATTGAAGCAGTTTTAGTCACTAAGAATGTTCCAGAAACAGATTCTGTTTTAGCAGCAGCTGAATTGAATATTCTGGCATATACAAAAGCTGCAAAAAGATTAGGTAAAGGTGTTTTCTTTTCTGACCTCTATTCAGCTTTGAAAGTTTCTGGAGTCGAAAGGGTTGAATTAATAAGTCCAACAGTTGAACTTTCTGTTTCACCTTTCCAAGCTGCTCATTGTACAAATCTAAAACTGACTGTGAGGAATGAATAGTGAATTTACTTCCTCCAAATGCTACTAATTTTGAAAATAAATTAGTTAAAACAACATCAAAAATATCTGAAATTGATACTGATCTCTCTCGGTTAATACGTGTAGATGACGCACCTAGTGAATTTTTATCAATTCTTGCTTGGCAATTTTCAGTTGATCGTTGGCAAGATGACTGGCCAGATGACATTAAACGTGCACAAATCAAAAATTCAATCAAAGTACATAAATATAAGGGTACTAACTTTGCACTTCGTTCAATTGTAGAAAGTTTTGGTTATTCATTAACAGTTCATGAATGGTGGCAAGAAAGTCCTAAAAGTGAACCGGGTACTTTCCAAATTACTATCGATACGAATAGCAAACCATTAACTGAGAAAACTTATAAAACTCTGGTTGAGCTATTACATGACGCAAAACCATTAACGCGTGAACTTAAATCTATTGAAATTAATGTTATTGCCGTTAATGGTGACACAAATGTCGCAGCAGCTATGTATGACGGTGAAGACATCACAATTTATCCCAAAGTTGATGATCCTAATTCCTTTCTCCATTCAGCATTTGGGTTTTATGAACATGAAATTACAGCAATTTACCCGAAATAGAGCTTAAAACTATGGCAGCACAATATCATTCTATCTTCACTGAGCAAGGCCTATCACTTCTACGTGAAGCAATCCAAAATGGTACCAAACTTGGTATCACACAAATGTCATTTGGTGACGGTAATGGATTCGTTCCTGAGCCAGATGCAACTTTTACGCATCTTGTAAATGAAATATATAGAACAGATCTGAACAGGCTAGCTCCGTCATCAAACAATCCCAATTGGCTTGAAGCTGATGCTGTTATTCCAAGTGCAGTCGGGGGATTCAATATTCGTGAAGTTGGATTATGGGCCGGAGAAATACTTGTTGCATATTCAAATTACCCCCCAACATATAAACCTACTGCAGATCAAGGTACGGCTCAGATTAAAACTATTCGTATTGTTTTACAGATTGATAATACCGCTAACTTTGAGTTAAAGATTGATGCTTCGGTAGTTATGGCCACCATTCAAAGTGTACAAGATGCTAAACTGGATGTATTAAATTATGTTGATGAAACTAAGCTAAGCTCATTTACTGATATCAATAAACTAAAGGATACACTTACCGATAAAGAGTTTATTTTATATAAGAATAATATGTATCGTTGGAGTGTAGACTCTACTGATCTACCTGATGATTTATTCATTATTAAAAGTAACCTTCATGAAAATGGTCGCTGGATACTAGTCAATAAAAATAACTACAGATTAGAAATTGCTGAAAATAATTTGCAGACGCTTTTAAGACAATCATCAAAAATTCACATTGATAAGGTTTATGAACTGACTAACACATTAGAATTAGCTACGCTGAACAATTCAATGCTTACAGGGATTGGATATGCTAGTGGATTCAAATGGGTAGGTGAGAATGGAACTGGAGCGACCAAAAATACTTGGCTACCTATTCTTAAAGCTTATGGACAATCATGGCAGACTAATTCTGCAATCTCCGGGGTAAAATTCAGAGATTTTAAGATTGATGTCGATAACAAATCGAATGTATGTGCGATTGATTGTCGTTATATAACAAATCAGTCTAAGCTTGATTCAATTAAGGTTGCTGCACTAGGTGTAAATTCTGTGGGGTTCTATATTTCAAAATCTTGGTATAACCGAACCTCTGACTGCTCCGTACGTGGCGTTTTAGCAAATGGTAAGAACGGTATTGGTGTTTTTGTTGACACTGTCTCAGATGTTTCTACTGGCTCAGTAAATCAAGTCAACGCTGTTCCTTTAGATATCTCAGTACACACATGTGATATTGGATATTTAATTGATCAAAGTCGATATATTTATAGCCTGAATATTCCTGCCTCTGTCACTATTGAACACTGTAACGTTGGGATAAAAGTTCAAGGAAAAGATGCTGCATATATTGTAAGAAATGCGATTATTTCTGCTTACTTTGAATCTAATGGTACAGATGTAATTTGGGGAGAGTCTGATTCAACAAGAGATGTCGATTCAAATATTTTATGGCTTGCAGCTTCCTTCAATGATAACGGCTCAAAAGTTGTTCTAAATGAAGGACGCCATACTTTCATTGGGTGTACGGGACTCGAAACATTAGAAATAAACAATAACGCTGAAGTCGAGTTAATAAATACTATCGTTGACAATATTACTGGTAATTCAAATTCAGCCAGAAAGTTAGCACGTAGAAAAAGTAGACCTTCTGCTACAGTGACAGCTTCAAGTGATGGTATGGAATATTTAAAGCCACTTGCTGCAAAAAGACTGACAGCGTCATCTACTGGCGCAGCTACTTTTGATTTAAAAAAAGATTTATTTAACACTGATGAAGCTTATTGGGGAAGAAAAGCTGAAATTAAAATATTAAGTAGAAGACAATATGATACGAACAATACAGCTTGGTATGAAGGATTTATCCTGAGAAATAATGTTGGAGAATTTTATATACAAAGAAAAGATGGAAGTGGTGCTGAAACATATACTATTAATGGCTCTTCTGTAACAAAAAATAAGAACTATGACCTAAGTGTGACTATAACAATAGCAGGGATCCTTACTGTTAATAATAGCTCACAAACAGAGAGTAAGAATTATGAGGTTTTACTAAATGTTCTTTAACTATTTTCGACGTTGTAGATAGCCGTATTACAACCAACCAAAATAGCGATAAAAAATCCAATTTGTAAGCCTGTGAACTGAATAAATAACAACAGCTCACAGGCTTTTTCTATGGCTACAGATTCATACCATCACGGTGTTCGAGTCGTGGAACTTAACGAAGGGACGCGTCCCATTCGTACGGTTTCAACTTCTGTCATCGGCTTAGTTGCTACCGCTGAAGATGCGGATGCAGTCGCACTTCCACTTAATACTCCAGTACTGGCAACCGATATTAAAACTGCACTTGATAAAGCAGGGGATAAAGGTACTTTAGCCCGTTCGCTTCAAGCGATTGCAGATCAGACCAATGCAGTCACTGTCATTGTACGTGTAGATCAGAAAACAACTGAGGCAGAGCAGAACTCTGAAATCCTTGGTGGATTTGTGAATGGTCGCTATACGGGGATGCAAGCATTATTGGCTGCGGAACAAAACCTTAAAGTTCGTCCACGTATTTTAGGTGTACCAGGACTAGATACTGCTCCAGTAGCAGCTGGACTAAACTCTATTGCTCAGAAACTTCGAGCATTTAACTATTTATCTTGTTTTGGCTGTGATACCAAAGAAGAAGCTGCTGCATATCGTGATGCAATTGGTGCACGTGAAGCAATGCTCATTTATCCTGACTTTTTAGGATGGGATACGGTTACTTCAAGTACCACAGTTTTTGATGCTACAGCCCGTGCAATGGGGCTTCGAGCAAAGATCGATAATGAAATTGGGTGGCATAAGACTCTATCAAATGTTCCTGTTAATGGCGTTACAGGTATTTCTAAAGATATTTTCTGGCAGCTCCAGTCAATGGATACAGATGCTGGTTATCTAAATAGTAATGAAATTACCACTTTAATTCAGCGTGACGGTTTCCGCTTTTGGGGTTCTCGTACCTGTTCAGCAGATCCATTATTTGCTTTTGAAAACTATACCCGGACAGCGCAAATCCTTGCGGACACTATGGCTGAAGGACACATGTGGGCAGTGGATAAACCGCTTCATCCATCTTTGGCACGTGACATTGTCGAGGGTATTAACGCCAAATTCCGTGATCTAAAAACTGGCGGTTACATCATTGATGGCGAATGTTGGTTTGATCCTTCAGCGAACTCAAAAGAATCCCTCAAATCAGGTCGTTTGTTACTTGATTATGACTTTACTCCAGTGCCACCACTTGAAGATCTCACATTACGCCAACGTATTACCGATCGTTATTTGGCTGATTTCGCTTCGCGTATGACGGCTTAAACAGAATAAAAATAAGGAAGAAATAAATGTCTTTACCGAAAAAACTGAAGTTAATGGACCTGTTTAACGAAGGTAACTCATATCTTGGCCAAACAGGTGAGGTCACTTTGCCAAAACTTGGGCGCAAGTTTGAAGATTGGCGTGGCGGTGGTATGAACGGCAACATCAAATGGGATGCTGGTTTAGCGGATGATATTACTGAGTTTTCTTGGAAGCTTGGCGGTATCGATCCATTGGTGATCCGTCAATTTGGTGCAGCAACTGTGGGTGCAATCGGTTTACGTTTTGCAGGCTCATACCAACGTGACGATACAGGTGAGACATCTGCGGTCGAAGTAGTCGTTCGTGGTCGTCATGAAGAGATTGATTTCGGAACTTCCAAGCCCGGTGATGATACTGAAAAATCAATTAAAACCATTTGGTCCTATTACAAGTTAACTATCGACGGCAAAGTTGAAATTGAAATCGATATCCCTGGTCTAATTGAAAAAGTAAACGGTGTCGATTTACTTGAAAAACACCGCGCTAACATTGGCCACTAGTTTTCCTAACCTTCTGTAGTCCAGTACTGCAGAAGGTTTTTTTATTTTAATTTTATTAAAGGAAGCAGACATGCAAACTCAAGAGCAAATCGAAAATTTACAAGCAATTCAAAATCCAGATGTTATTGATGTTCCTCTAGATTCACCTTTTAAAATTGGTGATACCGAAATTTCATCGGTACAGGTACGAAAACCAAGTGTTCCTGCATTACGAAAGGTACGTATTGCTGACATCCTAAATGGTGATGTGAATGCAATTTGTACATTACTCCCTTTATGTACATCCCCAACTTTAAATGTGCATCAATTGAATAACCTGGTGGATCCTGTCGATATTATTCAACTAGGTGGTGCAATCATTGATTTTTTGCAACCGAAGTCAGTTCGTGCGGAACTTGCACTCCAACGGTAGAAGATGCAATTGCCAATATTGCTGTGGTGTTCAACTGGTCACCACAGACTTATGACGAAATGTCACTCTCCGAACTGATGCAATGGCATCAAAAAGCCATTGAACGAAATGGATCAGATGCCGAATGAAGCAATTAAAATTAGAAGTTATTTTTGGGTCTAAAAATAAATTAAGTCCCGCTTTAAAAATGATAGTTGGCAGCAGTAACGCTGCTACTATCGCTTTAAAAAAAACTAGAGATCAGTTAAAAGATCTTGAGAAACAACAAGACCGTGTTGCAACATTTAGAAAGCTGAAAGAAGACGTAAAACAAGCTACACAAGCTTTAGAAGTAAACAAGCGGACTGTTGCAGCCCTAAAACAACAATTAGCGACCAATCCAAGTTCAAAACTATCTTCTGAGCTAAAAAAAGCTGAAGCTGAATCTAAACGTTTAAATAAAGTAGTGACTGAAGGTCGACCGAAGTTAATGGCTCTGCGTCAAGAGTTAAATGCTGCAGGTTTAAAATCTACCGATCTGGCTCAACACCAGGAAGAATTAAGATTAAAAATTCTTAATACCAATTCAGCCATTAGTAAACAGCAACAACATCTCAAAACATTAGGTTTAACTCAGCAGCAATATCAAAAACATTCATCTAATGTTCGCTCAGCTGCTATGTATGGTACCGGTGCTGCATTCACTGGAGCTGGCGTACTTTATAGTATGCGAAAACCAATTGAAGAATCTAAAGGAGTCGATACTGAACAAAACCGTATTGCCTCTTTAGGCCTTGGTAAAGAAGCTACAGCTGAAGCAATTAATTATGCTCGAGCAATGAAAACATTTGGTACGTCGACACGTGATAATCTTCAGTTAGTCCGTGATGGCGTAACTGCATTTGCCGATGTTCATCATGCCAAGATGGTTGCACCAACTCTGGCCAAGATGAAATTTGCAAATGAAGCCATGTTTGGTAATGAGCATGGTGAGGAAAATGAACGCAAGTTCATGGATATGCTTAAAGTCATCGAATTAAGAAACGGCTTAAAAAGCCAGTCGGCATTTAATGAACAAGCCAATATTATTCAACAGGTGATTACTGCCACAGGTGGACGTGTACAGGCGAATGAATGGCTCAATGCTATTAAAACAGGTGGTGTTGCTGTTAAAGGTTTAACCAATGAAGCCTTCTATTACAAGATGGAACCAATTGTTCAAGAGCTGGGTGGTCATCGCTTTGGTACATCGGCAATGTCTGCATATCAAAACATCTATCAAGGTCGAACAACCAAAAGAGCTGCTAATAACATGCTCAATTTGGGATTAATAGCAGATCCGTCAAAAGTTCAACATGATAAAGCCGGTCAAATATCATTTCTTGATGTAGGTGCAATTAAAGGTGCAAGTCTGTTTAAGAAAGACCAATTTGCATGGATGGAGCAAGTTCTTTTACCTACCTTAGCTGCTAAAGGAATTACAAGCCGAGATCAAATCCATGATGCGATTGGGAGTATTTTTACCAACCGTAATGCATCGAACCTGTTTACAACAATGTACGACCAAAGAGAGCAAATTCATAAAAATACGAAGCTCAATAAAGGTGCTTTTAACATTGATCAGTTAAATGAACAGGCGAAAGGAAGTACTGCAGGTAAAGAACTTGAAGCAAAAGCAAAGCTCAATGATGCTTATTTGAAGTTTGGCCAAACAATTTTACCTGTCTATACCAAAGCCATTGAAACAGCAACAAGTGCGCTTCAGTCATTTACTGGATGGATGGAACGTAACCCAACACTAGCTAAAGCTCTGGGTTACGGCATCTTGTTCATAGCCACAAGCTTAATTGCTATTGGTGGTGCATTAGCAATCTTTTCACCGCTAATTCTAGGTATGTTAAGTCTTAGATTAATTATGGCTTCTACTACAACAGGAGCTTCCGTACTTTCAAAAACATTTAATGTACTACCCACTATTTTCAATATTTTTAAAAATAGTCTGTTTACTGTAGGACGTGTATTTTCATGGCTTGGTAGGGCACTTTTAACAAACCCTATTGGATTGGCCATCACAGCAATTGGTGTAGTAGCTTATTTAATCTATAAAAATTGGGCACCTATAAAATCCTTTTTTATGGATCTATGGAATGGTGTAAAAAATGCATTTAATACTGGCATAACGTTTATAAAAGGGATTATTCAAAGTGTCGACCAAGTATTTGCAGATAATCCGCTTTTAAATTTACTTTTCCCACTTATTGGCATTCCACGTTTAATTATCACGAATTGGTCGAGTATTAGTGGTTTCTTTGGCTCAGTTTGGACAAGTATTTCAACTGGTGCAACAAATGCATGGAATTCAATAGTTAGTTATTTTGGACCTATTGGAGAATGGTTTGCAGCCAAATGGGAGTATATCAAGCTTTTAACAAGTGTCTTTTGGTCAGGAATTAAAAATGTTGTTGCTACAGCATGGAATAATTTGATTTCAGTCATTACGAATAGTCCACTTTTCCAAAGAATTGTCGATGGTTGGACCAAGATATTTGATTATCTGGGTAGCCTTAAAAACAAAATGTTAAGTATCGGAAAAAATATCATTGATGGTCTAGTTAATGGTATTCAATCGGGCTTTGACAGCCTTAAGAGTATTTGGGCAAAAATTAACAGTTATATGCCTAGCTTTATGAAGCAAAAGATGGATATCCATAGCCCTTCGCGTGTAATGGCTAGTTTGGGTGGCCATATCATGAGTGGTATTGGTGTTGGTCTTGAAACTGGATTCCCTGATCTAAAAGATAAGTTTACTCGAGTACTTCAAGTATTTAATCCAAACGCAGCTGCTGCAGTACAAAAAATTGATGTAGCACCAGCGTTATCAAAGGTACGACCGGCACAAATGATTTCAAGCTCACAGCGAGGCGATATTGTGGTTCAGGGCGATACGATTACTTTGCATATCCACCAAGCACCAGGACAAAACCTGCTAGATCTACAACGTATGGTTGAGAACCTATTAAATAAAAGAGATCAGCAAAAACTTGCCCGTGTACGTAATAGTTTTCTTGATCAAGCATAAGGAAAATAACAAATGATGATGATTTTTGGCATGTTTGTATTTTCCATACCAACGGCCACTTACCAACAACTACAGCGGACCACAACATGGAAGCATCCTTCTAACTCACGGGTAGGAGATATGCCTGCATATCAATTCACGGGAAAAGGAGAGGATGTAATCACTTTAGACGGAACAATTGTTCCAGAGTTTGGTTCCCAATTATCTCTCACTGCTTTAAGACTTATGGGGGATACAGGTAAATCTTTTCCACTTATTGCCGGTAATGGCAAAATTTATGGTTTGTGGGTGCTTAAGAGTGTGAATGAAACCCAAAGTTACTTCTTTAAAGATGGTACGCCACGAAAAATTGAATTTACGCTTACTTTAGAAAAAACTACAACAGCAGGAGTCCTAATTGGCAATGTATTAGGTTCAGTATTAGAAGGAGTTCTATAGATGGCTGTTATGGAACTTGCAAATCAAGCGGTAAATAAAGTGACGGAAAAACTTGATAATAGCTATCCTCACGCTATTTACCGAATTATTGTAGACGGCAAAGATATTGGTGAGTTGGTACAAAGCCGACTAATGCGTTTAACGATTACAGATAACCGAGGTATCGAGGCTGATACCTTCGAACTTGAGTTATCTGATCATGATGGTTTGTTAGCTATTCCTCCAAAAGGTGCAGAAGTCCAAGTATGGCTCGGCTGGAGCAATGAAGGATTAGTTTATAAAGGTAAGTACCTGGTCAAAGAGCGTGAACATGCTGGGGCACCAGATGTTCTAACTTTACGTGGGGCAGCTGCAGATCTAAAGGCGACTTTTAAAAAGAAAAAAGAAAGAAGTTTCGACAATAAAACTATCGCAGATATCGTCGGTACCATTGCAAAAGAGCATGGATTAATTTCTACGATTAACGATGATCTAGGCAAAATTACTTTAGCTCATATCGACCAGAATGAATCTGATGCAAATTTGATTACACGTATAGCAGATGAACACGATGCGATTGCTACGGTTAAAAATGGCTACTTACTTTTTATGCCAAAAGGTGATGGTAAAACAATTTCAGGGCAAGCTTTTCCAGACTTCTTTATAACCCGTGATTCAGGAGATTCACATCGTTATTCGGATACAGATGGAGCCGATGAGGTCAGTGGAGTAACAGTTTTTTACTACGACAATAATAAAGCGCAACGGCAAAAAGTTACGGTAGGGATGTCAGATGAAAACACCCGAGAGCTTCGGCATATTCAACGTGATGAAAAGACTGCAAAACATGTGGCTCAAGCTGAATACAACCGTATTAAGTCAAAGTCTGCAACTTTCAGTTATACCTTGGCCAAAGGTAGACCAGACCTGATTCCAGAAATGCCAGTACAATTTTGGGGTTTAAAAGACGAAATTGAGGACATTGTTTGGTTAGGTACAAAAGTAGTTCATACATTAGACCCGGATAACGGTTTTATCACGGTTGTTGATTTAGAGATCTATCTACCCGATGCCGATGATTTATCACAATTGGTTGATGATGAAATGGGGAGCTACACTGGAGTAGTTGCTTACTACAAAGATGGGAAGAATACAGGTAAATTAACTAAAGGGGATCAAACTACACCTAAGCGTTTAACTTATCTATATAAAAACAAAAAGACGGCCACAACTGCACTTGAAAGGGAATATAAAGAACTACAAGACGAAAAAGAGCTTAGTAGTAATACCAGTACTGATTCCTCCAAAAAACAGTCTTAGCCTGAGGATTATGCTTCAGCTCATTGCCCTGGTAATCATATATTTTGATGATGTTATTTTTACTATCAACTAGACAGGGTAAATCGGCTTTTTTGCTATCACTCAGACTTACCCGTGTAAGTTCAGATTTTAAGTTTTGATCATTCATAAAAAATCCCTCCGAAGAGGGATCATTTTAAAAGTTTGTGATGATTAATTCATTGCCATTATGTTCTTCATGGGCAGCTTTATTGTTCACTGACCACCGGATCTTCTTATGCTGGATCTTGTAGTCTTTGAAAAGCTCCCGTACCTCAGGTTTATCATTCAGACTTAAAATAAATTTACCTTGGATTTTGTCTAAATAATCTTTCAAATCATAGAAGTCTTGTTTAGACCAAATGCCTTTGCCATATACATTTTCACAATCCCAATAGGGCGGATCCAAATAGAAAAGCGTGTCAGGACTATCTAAACGTTTAATCACATAATCATAACTGGCGTTTTCAATAACCACATTTTGAAGACGTGCATGGATAGATGCTAAATGCTCACGCAAATCTTCACCTAGTTTTAATCGGCTCTTCCGGTCTTTACTATAAGTAAAAGTACCATCTAACTGGCATCCGAAAGCTGCACGAAGTAAATAGTAAAATTTAGCTGCACGTTGAATATCAGTTAATCCACGGTCATTTTTTTTCATTTCATTAAAAATGGTTCGGGAAAATAGCTGAAGTTCAAATTCTGCAATAAATGCATCAAAGTGAAATTTAAGCACCCGATATAAATTGATGAGGTCATCATTTACATCATTAATGACTTCGACCGGAGATTCGGTTTTTTTAAATAAAACCCAACCAGCACCGCCAAATACTTCAGCATAGGTTTTATGTTCGGGCATTAAATCAATAATGGTGCGTGCGAGTTGTGATTTACCGCCAAGCCAGCCGGAAAAACTGTGGCCTTTAGGATTGTATTGAGGTGTTACAGAAGAGTTTGTCATCAATCTTACCTGTTTGATGTTGACGCTCTGATTGGCGTTCAGGTAAGGCACTCAAGGTGCTCTGGAAGTTATTTAATGTTTTACAACGTGGACATTTAATTTCTATTGAGTCAAATAATCCAATTTTTGCGAGCAGTTTAAAACAGCACCGGCATTTTAAATTTTCCATGAAATTTTTCTACACAAGAAAAACTAACTGAATAGTATTAAAAATAGATAAAAAGAACAAATATTTCACCGAATAAAATATAATGGTTTAAATTATGTTCTTTAGACGGGGTGAATATGACTTCAATTAATTTACAACAACAAAGTTCCCTGAAATCCAGATTTTCATGCCCACACTGCGGATTATCACATTTACAAATACGAAGCAGTAAACAACAACATCCGTTACTCAAACTTTTATATTTGCAATGTACCAATGTTAAATGTGGATTTACTTGCCAAGCACATTTTGAAATCAAGACTCAACTATCACCAAGTGGCCAACCAAATCCCGATGTCAAAATCCCTTCTATAAAAAAATTAGATCCTAAAGTATCGGCTTTAAAGCATTTGGAGAATCATTCATGAGTCCTCCAGTCCAAGTTTTTTTATTGTTTGCTTTCTATTTGATTATTTTTCTCAACGCATTTTTTTATATCTATTTTATTCAAGATTTAAAGGATGATGCTTAATGATCAATGTTACACCAGACCATCCGATTGCACATGAAGCCTATGAACCATTGAAAAATCTTAAATGCGATTACGTGAATATCATTGCCCATATCTATCAAAAGACAGCACATGAAGAAGGTTTTTTTATTGCCGGCATTTATCCAAATTTTAATGAAGGGGGATTTAATCGCTTAGATTGGCTAGCTGAATATGAGCAGTTGCAGGAAGAGAAAAAATTAACTGGAGCTGACATTAAATGAAAAGAGTCCAGCATCTAACTCCCATTTTAAATATTGTATTTAAGGGCAAAATTTTCTTTTTAAGCCGTGTTAATGGCCGTGAGCTTATATGGCTAAAGCGTTGTGAAGAAATGCTACCTGAGTTGTATTGGGATTATTCATTAGACTTTCCATTTAAGGCTAAAAGCATTTCAAAGGTAAAGGATCGAAAGCACCGGAGAGCTTGTTACCAGTCATTTGCTCAATATAAAAAATCTTTTAAACCACGACCTATCCCAAAACTAAAAATTTTAAAAGATGAGTGGCCAGCTTTAGAGAAATGGATAGCTTCAATGCTGGAGACAACTAAAATGGCTGTTAAAAGGTTTAGCGATACTGCAGACGCAATGTCTTATGCATTTAATTCATTAGAAAACTTTAGGGCTAATTACTTGTGTAGTTGGGATCTAGCAGCTGGAGAGGAATAAAAATGCATTCTGAAGAGTTATTTGAACTATTTTTTAAGAACGTCCGTTATGATATGAATCCTCCTTTTATAAGACGTGGAAAGGGAATGTATATTTGGTGGCATGAAAGATTTATGAACGCTTATTATGGTATTCAAGAACCGTATGGGCTAAGAAGTTGGGCAGAGGCACCACAAATGTGGCTGGCTGGTTATAGAGAAAAACAAAATGAAGATAACTAATACAATTTATAAATTCTCTACTTTTGGAGAGAACTGCCACCAAATCTTTTTGTAATAAACTTCATTACTCAAAAAATTAATGTTTAATTCATTTCCACTGTAATCATATAGATTAGTGACTTCACCTTTCTTATTAATATCGGCAAGTAGATTACAAGTGTGCTCTACTTTGCCAGACTCATAAACTATGATCATGACTTGCATAGAATGTCCTCTCTTCTAGGATTATAAAAAAAATTAGAAATAATACTAACACGATTTAAAAAGCCCTCAATTGAGGGCTTTTTCTTATCTGGCTACCTGATAACGACACATATAAGCACCACAACGGGCATTATGGATCTCGGTACCATCATCTAAACTAAGAAAATCAACTTTGCCACCCTTGGAGATATTCTCGTAAAGAGCAGCGCCTTCTTTACCACCAAGAAGGGCACGTGTAATACGTTGGCCATCATTAAAAATAGCAGATGCTTTTACTGGTTCCTTACTATTAAATTGCCAAGCAACATCAATAAACTCACGGCTTAACGTGATTTCTAAACCACTTGAAACGTTCTTACTGAAATAATAAGTTGTTGCTGGCTCTCCATTCTCATTGGTAAGTTTTTCTTGCTCAACAACGGGTTTACCAACAGCTTTAATAATTGCCTGGTCATTTTTAAGATCGACTTTAGCCACTGGCTGTGTATAGTCGACCTTTGGCCATTCAAAATGGGGTTTGTCTTCTTCTTCAAGTTCAGCTTTGCGATCTTCAAACTTCTGCTTTAATTGCTTGGCTTGGGCATCTGCTTCAGCAGTCTTTTCCGCTTCAGTTTTGACAGGATTAGTTTGTTTAGATTCAGTTTGTGCAGTGGGATGCTCTACCTTTTGAGGTTGATTCGGTAAAACAAAGAAAACTAAGAATGCTAGGGCTAGATATCCAAAACTGATGATTCGTGCCGTTTTGCTATATCCTTTTCTTAATGTAAACCACGCAAAAATGATTGGAGCGATAAAAATACCAATCGCTAAAGGAATAGAAACTTTTCTTTGTTCAAAATTATTCATAAAGTCAATTATTAAAAAAAATAAAGAATCACTATATTTGCATAGTGGCTCTTTATTATTCAAGCTTTAACTATTTAGTAGCAGTGTTAGCTTCAGATGAGTTTGTAGAAGGCTTCGAATCTTTCTTTTCGGCTACAACGCTAAAGACTTGGCTAAGTAAATTATGCAAATTGGGTGAAATATCAACTTCATCACCCTTAGAAGCAAATTTTCCATCAGCATTTTGGTTGAAATAGGTTGGTACTAATTGTTTTCGGATAGCTAACTGATCTTCATGTGACATATTTGCCATGAATGGTTCTAAAGCAGCTAACTGCAAAAAAGTTCTATTATTTTCTTGATAACACTCATAATGTTTACCAGCTTGCTTTGAAAAGAATAATGCCAAAACTAAAAACATTAATGAAATTGTTAATCTTACTAAAATTGAATAGTAATCAATATTAGTAGGTTGAGATGCAAACCAATGTTCAACTAAAGGTATACCAAGAATGAAAATGGTAAAGCCAATTGCCCAATACAAGGCTCTACTTGTATATTTTCTATAGGTTTTATACTCTTCTTTTTCCTCTTCAGCTTTTTCTTTATAGTTTACAATTAAATTATAAACACCAGCTTTTTCAACTAAATCTTTAAATTTTTGATAATTGGTTTGAGCATTCTGATAACTTTGATCTATAACTGAGATTTTATTTTGAGTTATAGTCTCTAATTCATTTAGTTTATCTTCTAGAACATGCTGAATATCTTCAGCTCTACTATCAGAAATTTGTTGAAGTCTTCTTTCATAGCCTGAAAGTTTTAAGCTTATATCGCTACTTTTTAATTCAATATTTTCTAAATTTTCTTTTGTAATTTTTATTGAATCAGTAGAGTCTTTTATTTCTAGATTAAATCTTTTAACTTGATTTTCATAAGTTTTAACTAAGTTACTGATTTGGTTTTCAAATTGTTTTAAAAGCAGGTTGGTATCTTCTTCAAATCGCTTTTTATAATCTATATTACTATAATCATTTATTTTATTTTCAATTTCAAGAATATAGTCTAGAGCTTTTTTAAGTCGATCAACATTTAATGAAGTATATAATTGGACATCATTAAGGATAGATAATGTGTGAGAATGAAATTTTTCAAAATTAATGGGTAATGTTACAAGTTTACTTGAAGCATGTTCTATTGGACTAAGTGATTTGTAGTCATCAATATTTGATTTTATTTTTGCAATAGAAAATACAATATCATTTACACTTATAAATGCGTCAGTTAATTTATTTTTTAAACTAGGTATATCAATATTTATAAAAATATTAGAAAATAATCTAGAAGTTCTATTATTAATATTTTTTAATAATCCAATAGCTGTAGTAAAGTTTGTATTAATAGTTTTTGAAATTGTTGAAATTTCTGATTTAATTTTTTTTGATTCTGTTGGTAAGTTTATTAAATAACCTGTTAAAAAATCATTTAACTCTTCTAAATTATCTTTGAAGTTTTTTTTCTCGTTTGTAAGTACAAATATCCCATTTCCTAATACTCTAAAAAAAATTTCTTGATTTGATTCTTCACTCACAACTTAATACCCCAAACCATATTAACTAAAATAGCAAATTGGTATCTTGACATAACGATTCACTATAGGCAATATGAAAAAACGCAGCAAAATCTGCGTACAAGCCTAGGAAACTTGTTAAATCCACAAAGCGCATAAAATATCGTCGCTTAAGCGACTATTTTTTTGCCAAAAATGTCTGATCGGCTATACTTGTTATGGTAGATCGGGCAGGGCAGCTTCGCGCTGGCCGTTAGCTTTGTGGACGGTTTTCCTAGCCTTGTTCGGTCTGCCACCATTACCCTAGGAAAGTGATGGCGGTGGGTTTTAAACCTACACAAAGGAATTCTCGTCATGAAAAGACAGATTCAAGCCCGCGCACACGCACATTTAAATCATGCTCAAATCATCGAGCACACGCCTATCTATGATTTAGAAGCGTTTAAACAACGCCAGAAAAAGCGCAAAATTCACCAATTATTCAAAAACGTTATCGACACATTCACGTTCTTATGTGCAGTCTTTATGACTTTCTCTATATTATTCATAGGGGGATAAGCTCATGACGACACTCGAATTACAAAATGCTGTATTCATTCAAAATGACCAAATCAAAACTGATAGTCTTAAAGTTGCCGAAGTATTTGGAAAACGTCACAGTGACATTATTCGGGCAATAAAAAATATTGATTGTTCAACTGAGTTTAGCGAACGCAATTTTGCGTCGGCTGATTATTTAGATGAGCAAGGAAAATCCCGTCCAATGTATGAGATGACCAAAGACGGCTTTATTTTCCTTGCGATGGGTTTTACAGGTGCAAAAGCAGCTCAGATCAAAGAAGCCTACATAAAGGCTTTTAACCAAATGGCAGAGCTGCTCTTAAAACAGCGAAATCAATTGCAAACAATACAAGTTGGATCGGTAGTTCAGTTACGCTCAGGTAGCCCGAACCTAACTGTAAATAATATTTTTGATGATATTGCCGAGGTGATTTGGTTTAGAGGAGGGCGTATTGTTCGTGAACATCTTCCGATTAGTTGCTTAAGTTTGGGCGAAAATGATCAAATTGCACCGAATGTTGCGAGTTCACTTGAGTCATTTTGGTCAAACATGTACACACATGGTATTCACAACTTCAATCATAGCAATCGTACCGATCAAATTGCGATTAACCTCACACAAGTTCTAGACCTATTCCCCAATCTGTTTAAACGTCCAGATCTAATTCAAACTTTACCTCACAGTAAACCGCCATATCCTAAGTATTTGGAACACAATATTGCAATTCAGAGCAGGTTGGAACGTAAAACGATTCGTTGTTGGATATTTACAAGTAGTCAACCTACCATGATTGATGTCGGTCGCTAAGGGGAATGATGATGAACGAAAATATTATTCCCTATGTGCCGATCGCGCCTCGGGTACAAGCTACAAATGAAAAAAGCCGTTTACTTTGCGAACAATTATTTTTGCTCATAGATAGCGTGACCAGTAGTCAAATTCTTTTTAATCATCAAACTGATAAGGGATACTTATCAATTTGTCCCGATCAAATTAATGATTTGATTGAAGAACTGTCAAATACTGATCATTCATTTAAAAAAATCGATGTAAATTTATTAAATTCGTCGCTAAAAGATCTTATTTATCCTAAGTTTAATGGAGAACACACCATTATTAGCCCGATCTGGAACAACACAGAGGTACGGGTTTGGCAATTTCAATTAAATCAAATTGCTAATGGGGTAAATATGGAACTTTTAGATAAAGATGCAGAATTGAACTTAGACATGGCTTTAAGTGCTTTACGCATTTGGCGTAATTCATTAGAAACTGGGTCTGAAAATAGAGATGTAATTTATAAAAGAAATGATCTAATTTACAAATTAATGGACTTAGAGCATCGATTGCAAATAGTCCAGCGAGAACTAGAGGAATAGATAAAAGGCCCACTGTAAAAGGTGGGCTTTTTTAATGGCTGATCATTCTTTATTTTCGACTTCTTTCGCATAAACAGAACTTAAACGTAGTAAAGCTTCCTGAGCTTCAGGGCTAAGCTGTCTATATGCTTTTAATAACAAACTTTCTTCACTTGTAAGACCACTAAAGTCTGGATCAATGCCAAGCAATACATAACGGATATCTATTCCCTGTTTTTGTAGTTTTGCTAGGTAAACCCACTGATCTGGCACTTTGTTGCGGACATAGTTACCTAACGTATTTTCATGGGCATCGATACTGCGTGAAAGCGGTTTTGCTCTCAAATTTTTACGCTCCAGCTCTTCTGTGAACCTTTGTGTAATCTCTACAGCCAAATTTTCGGACATATATTTCACCGATATATATTGAAAGACTAAATATTTATGCTATAGTGATTCGTAGCACATCACTATAACCGTAGGATACTGTATGAGTACAGAAACTTCACCTTCTAATCGTTCCCGATCAAAAAAGATCAGTGGTGGACGTATTCCATGCATTGTCTATCTACCAAAAGAGGAAGTTAAGGCAATCGATCAAGAAGTAGAGGAAACCGATTCCAGTCGCTCAAGTGTCATCGCAAGAATTTATTACTTGGGTAAAAAGCAAACTCCAAATAATGAGGACCAAAACCAATGAGTTTGAAGAAACAAAAACGGGATAACCGTTACAACGTCAATCTGACTAATGATGAGTCTGATCTTTTTAAAATTGTCTCGCGTCTGACTGGTGTTAATCCTGGTGTAATCATGCGCCAGCTTGTAATGAAACAGGCATTAGCATTGCTAATTGCAGAAGACATTCAAGATAACTTTAGCTTAGACAGTTACTTAAAAAAAGGCGCATCAGATCACCTTTCTAGGAGCTGAATTGATGCCCACACAAGAAATCGCTCTTTCGGATAAAGAGAAGGAAATTGTACAGGAAGTGCAAAAGGCCCTAGGTCTACCAACTATTGAAGAAACCATTGAGTACCTTGCCAGAGAAAGGATCCAAGAATTACTTGGAAAATTAGCAGGGCAGGAACTTAGAAAAACCAATCGGCATTTATTTTAAGGCAGTTTATTGAAAATGATGTTTCCAGAAACCAAAGCTTTAGTAGTAGAGAAGTTAAAAGATGTCTACGGCTTCAAAGTTAAGGGCAACGATAAATTGCGTGGTAGATGCCCAGACTGTAATCACAAGGAAGCATCAGCTTGGGTATATCCTGAGGAACCGTGGGTAGTTTTCTGCCCACGTAAAAACGAATGTGGTAAAGAAAACCACATTCGTGATTTATTCCCTGAATTATTTGAAAAATGGGAAAAACGATTTGAACCCACTCCTGAAGATCCGAATAAAACTGTAAACGCTTACCTTGTTGAAGGTCGTGGATTCCCTTTAGAACCAGTAAAAGGTCTATACACACAAGAAAGTATTACCCGTTATAAGCCTAAGAAAACCACTTCTATTACATTAAGATTCCCAATCACAGATGAAGAAGGGAATCCAGGATGGTGGCAGCGTGTTCTAGATGAACAAGGCGTTTTGCCAAAAACCACATTTAAAGAAGAATGGTCTTCAGCAGGCCATGCATGGATGACACCAAATACAAACTACATCGAGTCAAAAGAGATCTGGATTACTGAAGGTATCTTTGACACGATCGCTCTTTGGTTATCAGGCATTACTTGCTTTTCAGCTTTATCTGCTGGAAATTACCCTAAAATTTTCCTCAATCACATTGCAATGAAATGTGCTGAACAAGAGCTGCCATTACCAAAGCTTGTGTGGGCATACGACAACGATAATGCTGGGCATGAGGGTATAAGAAAAAACATAGCTTTAGCTGAAGAACTCGGCTTCGAGTCTGAAGCTGCACTTCCTCCTAGTGGGCGTAAAAAAACAGACTGGAATGACCTTTATAAACAAGATCGTCTTAAATTCTCGGATATAGAAACATATAAATACTATGGTTCTTTATTAATCGCTGAGAAACCTGTGGATAAAGGCATACTTATCTACAAGCGCTATGGTACCAAGTCATTTCCTTTCGATTTCAATAACTGCGTCTATTGGTTCAAATTAAATATGGACAAATACGATGACTACATGAAAGGTATCGATTTTGAGCCGAGTGATAATGAAGATTGGGCACAAGAGGAAAAAGACCAAGCTACATCAGAACGTCGTGAAGCAGCCATTCAGCATGCTGCAGATGTAGAAATTATGATGGAATGCCGCCCACATGGCCTTTATTACCAGTATCAAAAAGAAATAGATGAAGCAGATTATTACTTTCAAATAGATTTTCCACGCGGTGCGAAAACTATTAAGAACACATTTAGTCCTTCACATATTTCTTCAGCACCAGAGTTTGGTAAACGACTTCTACATGTTGCACCAGGGGTTTTTTATGAAGGTAACAGTAAGCAATTACTCGCTTTTTTAAAGCGGGAGCTCAAGGATATTAAACGGGTTCAGCTAATTGACTACGTCGGATATCACTTTGAGCAAAAAACTTATGTATTAGGCGATTTGGCCTATCAATCAGGTAAACAATTCGTGATCAATAAAGAAGATTATTTTGAGCTGCCACGACATACAAATTTAAAGTGTAATGCACCATTTGCATTGGAAATCAACAAGAACCAAGAAGACTATCAGCAGGCTTGGGTCAAAGATCTGATTGACGCGTATGGAGTTAAAGGCTTAATTGGCTTAACTGCATTTTTTGGTGGGTTATATGCGCAGCAGATCCGTAAGACTCACAAATCATTTCCATTCTTGGAACTAGTAGGTGAACCGGGTACAGGTAAATCGACACTGATTCAATTTTTATGGAAGTTGTTTGGTCGTGTGAACTATGAAGGTCTAGATCCTACTAAAACATCTAAAGCAGGCTTAATCCGTACTTTACGTCAAGTATCAAACCTTCCAGTCGTATTTATTGAGTCAGATCGGCAAGGTGAAAACTCATCTAAGCAGTTTAACTGGGATATGTGCAAAACCATGTACGACGGTGGCTCATTAGGTGCTATGGGTGTAAAGGCAGGAGGTAATACGACATACGAACCATTATTTATGGGTATTTTGATCATTAGCCAAAACGCAGAAGTACTAGCATCTGAAGCAATTATGGGGCGTATTGTTCACGTTAAATTTTTTAAAGATCAGCTAAGTAAAGCCAGCCTTTATGCATCACGTAACTTGTCAAAATATGAACCTGAGAACGTTAGCCAATTCATTCTGCAATGTTTAAGTAAAGAAAAAGACATTTTAGATGCCTTCAATATGGGCTATGAAAAATATGATGCGATGTTGCACCAGGAACAATACAACATCCAAAGCTCTCGTATTGTTCACAATCATGCCCAGCTTATGTCTCTATTTGATGCGATGTGCCGTCATGTAATTGAAGTACCAGCACCAGTTCAAAAACAGGTTATTGATGAATTTATAAAGATGGCGCAAAGCCGTGACAAAGTCCTCAAGTCAGATCCAGTTATTGTTCAGAACTTCTGGAACACGATTGAAGAAATGGAAGACTCCATACGAAAAGTTGAACATGCAGAAAGCGTCGTCAACCACTCGGCTAGGTCAGATATTATGGCCATCAATTTTGCCCATTTATACAAGGTCGCAGCGGATTATCGTTATGCACTCCCTGAAGTAAATGAGCTTCAGAATGCGCTTCGTCATAGCCTTCATTACCGCTTCATTGAAGCCAACAAAGCCATACAAAGCAAAATTACCAATTCAACAAAACGGTGTTGGATCTTCGAAAAACCAATATCACAACGGGATAAACCCAATTTTTAACACACATACAGAAGCGGCAACTTCTGTATGTGCCACACAATCACCGGAGAGCAATTATGCAAAACGATTCTAACGTAGAAACCACTCAAGCGGAAATTCCTGCACATTTAAAGTGTGATCCGCGCATATTTAATGTGAGTTTGAAAGATGATCATGGAGAGACCTGTGAGCTTGTGTTCAAAATCATCATTAAATGTACTGATGAAGCACTTCATGAACACAATAAGTTTTGGTCTAACCATCAAGAAAGGCTAGAAGACAATAATGGCGATATTGTCGCAGTAATTTTAAAGCTAATTGGTCCAATGGTGTACACAGCTTGCCATGCTGGTAAAGATTGGATTGGGGTTGGCAATAAATATGGAATTAACTCAATTTTTAATGAGGAGGGGTGGGATCCTGACTGTTTCGAAATCACAAAATTATATTTCGAAGACTATATCAATGACGACGCTTTTGAAGTCTCACCAGCAGTACTGGAGGGATAAACCATGTCTACAAAAAAATATCAGGTACGGATTCGTAAAGATTTATCAAATAGCCAAATTCAACAAAAATCAGCTTCATTGTTGGGGGCATGTGCTGTGTCTGAAATCACAACTTTGGTTGGAAAGTTCGAAAATCTTAAAGACGCATTTGAAAAAATGGCTACTGTTAAACGTTTAGAAGAATACGAAATTATCTCAATCATTCTTATTGACACAGATAACAGCGAGCAGCTTGGAGAAGATTTTGATTGGGAGAAAGAAGACCATGTCTAAATATCATTGCAAATGTGGTGGACTAAAACTTCCTGATTTTGAATCTTACAAAATAGGTGATGAAGTCAACTTCATGATCCAAAAAAGAGAAGGTGTGTACCAGGGAAAAATTGCCGTTAGCCAAAAAGCCCATAATGGAACAATTACAGAGATTAATGGCGATCAAATCACTGTTAAAACTCGAGTAAGAACCTATGTTTTATATAGATATGAAATGACTCCAAAGGAAGCACCAGGACCAATCGAATATTTCCGAATCGGTCAATGTCGATGTGAGTTAGATAAACAAGAAAAGGAAGGGAAAAAACATGCAGTTCAACCTTAAAAATGCGTTGTTTATCAATCTTATTGTTTCTCTTGTAAGCACGTCCTTACTGTTATGGGGAGTAAAGTAATGCCACATTTTAAAATGAAGATAAAAACAGAATTTAATGTTGTTGTTACCGCAAGAGACGAGGCTGTGGCTCTTCAATTTACTCAAAATCAATTTTCTAATATTGGTGGAGAGCCATCTATTCAAATATGGGGAGAAATTCACCCAAATAGACTTGATAAGGAAATTGAATGGGATGCTGAAAAGTACTTTGATTTGGGGAAACTAAAGAGTATAGACGAACAAGACGAGTTGCCTTTCATTTAATTGTGCACCTCTTATGCACCCCCATTCGGGGGTGCATTCCTCTAAAATCTCTCTAAATATTTTTATAGAATACTTAAATGTAGGTCGAATAATGTCTGCAGGACTAGAAACACGTGGGAAATCGTTGCGAATTTGGATGCGACCGATCGCAACAGAATCAATTATTAAAGAAACGTTAGACTGGGACTTTACTCCAGAGAATCAAGATAGAGCTGAAAAGCTTGCTAGTTTAATTAAATTGGAAATCCAACTTGGCCAGTTTAGCTTGGCCAAACATTTTCCAAACTCTAAACACTTAAAAAAGAATCAAGTTAGTTATTATGCTCAACAATATCTGAGCCAGACGATTAAAGAAGTTGCACCAAGTACTTACGATTCATATAAGGGACATGTTTACAATCATATAATCCCAAAGTGGGGTCAAATTAATCCCAAAGATATCAATACAAACATGCTTAGAAAGTGGATTGAGCACTTAAAAGAGAATTTAAACAATAAGACCGTACGAGAAATTATTACTCGTTTTTCACAAATCCATGCCATTTGGCGCGATGAACGTCAAATGCCTTACAACCCTTTTGAAAACATAGTAATCCACCAAGTTGATACGCCAGAACCAGATCCGTTTAGCAAAGTTGAAATTGCAATGATATTGAACACTGAAACGGATCTAGATATTCAAAACTTGTTGCCATGCTTATTTTGGACTGGACTTTCAATGTCGGAACAGATCCCGATCGCATGGGAAGATATAGATCTGGAGAAGGGTACTATTCAGATTTCGAGATCATATGTTCGTGGAATTTATCGAGTAACTAAAAACCGACGTAGAAAGAGAAAAATTAAACTTCTCGAGCCGGCAATTACAGCGCTTAGAAAACAGTACCAAATTACTGGTAATGCTCGAGCAAAAACTATTGAAGTACTTCAGCGTGACAATAAGACCAAGAGACAAGAAAAGGTTAGATTTGTCTGGATTAACCATGAACGGTCGAATCACTTTGAATATCATGAATTACGCTATCGTTGGAATAAGCACTTAAAGAAGGCGAAAGTGCGTAAACGTGGTATTAACCAAGGTCGACATACGTTCGCCAGTCAGCTTTTAACATCTGGCCAAGTACCTCCAGAGTGGATTGCCGAGCAGCTTGGCCACAGTGATACTTCTATGATTTATAAACATTACGGAAAACTTATTGCAGAGGATCTGCCAGACTATATTACGAAGCTAAACAACTACATCACGATGTAA